GCCGTTTATATCAGCAGTTGTTGCCGTAAGAGAAGGCGTTGTTATTTCTGTGGCACGTAGTTTTGTGTAAACGTCCGTTACTGTCGCTGCAGATGCTCCGCCTCCGCTAAACTTAACAACCATGTCTACACCCGCAGGTATTTCTAAATCTCTACCAGAATTGTAAGTACCTTGGAAAAGTAAAACAGATCGGCTTCCCGCTAAACTATTACGGACAAAAACAATCTTTTCAGCATCATTTGGGGTTAACTGTACGAAAACGTTGCCACCCAAATCACTTGAACTGTAAAACTCTATCCATTTATTGTGACCATCAGAAACAGAGCCTTCATTTATAGCTAAAGCATTAGGAGAACCAGACGAACCGGCGCTTGTTAGGGTTAAACGTATAGCACCATTAATACCTTGGTCTAAAATATCAAAGTTAGCGTTTGTGGTATTACCCCATGTTCCAGACTGTTCTCCCGTAGCAGGTTTCTGAATACCTAGATTTACTGTATATGTACTTGGCATTTAATTATCCTTATGCTGCAATTTGTGTCCACTGTGCGTTCTGATTTGGTTGCTCCTCACTATAGCTCGGATCTTGATTAGGTTCAATACCATTGTAGTTAGGGTCTTGATTCGGTATTATGTTTCCGTAAACTAAAGCATTTCCTGCAATTCCTGTTGCCGATACACCTAAGACATGGATAGACGCGCCTCCGATTGCCGTAGCAGAACCTACGGAACCTGTAGCAGAAAGACCTGTTACAAATACGGTCTGACCCACTTTTACAGTAGTAGAACCTACCGATGCGGTAGCTGACAACCCTGTAACACCTGTGTTACCTGCCGCAGATACACCTACTGTTCCTACATTACCTGTAGCAGAAAGGCCGACTACATCTATTGTTTGCGACACCTCTACGGTAGTTGTTCCTACATTACCTGTAGCAGAAAGACCTGTTACACTTACCGTAGATCCTATTGCAGTTGTTACTCCACCCACTGAACCTGTAGCGGATAGCCCTGTAACACTCGTATTGGCACCACCGCTGACAGATAAGGTTCCTACATTACCTACAGCAGATACCCCTGTGACAGGTGCCTCTGTATTTATAACAACCGTGGTGGAACCTACATTACCTGTAGCGGATACTCCTGTAACAGAAACATTTGCACCTAATGTAACGGTAGTGGACCCTACCGCACCTGTAGCAGATACCCCTGTGACGGCAACACTCGTTACCGCTGTAACTAATACGGATCCCACACTACCTGTAGCAGAAAGACCTGTTACGGGAGCATTAGCTTCCGCGTCTACCGTAACCGTACCAACAGATCCCGCCGCATTGGGTAAAGCAACATCTTCACCCCAACCACCACTGCCCCACCCCTGAGTGGAAGAGTTCCACCCCGAGAAAGCAACGGTAACACTGGACATTACGCTATCCGAATAATGGCATTAGTTGCGTCGGCTGTTGGAAATACAATAGTAAAGTCACCTGACGAAGATGATTTATCTGAACCAAAATCTAAAACAACAACAGAAGGGTTTGTAACCGATAAGCTAGTTGTATTTGGTGTAGTATTGTATATTAGCGCACCCCGAGCAGTAATAGTCGCGTTAGAAAACGTCTCATCCGCAAAATCTGTCAAGGCTGTTGTGCCCGAAGATGTTGGATCTACGTTTGTAAGCGCACCGCCGCCCGCAGTGTAACCTGTACCACTTACTTCATTACCTGTTGTATAAGCTGTAGTAGCTGCGGTAAATGTCGCTGAATTGGTGTAAAGCGCTATTTTAAAAGTATCTCCCGAAGAGAGATCGAAGTCGTGGACACCGTACAAGAGCTCTTTCTTGAACGACGTACACATGAAATTGCCTGAAAAAGCCATGGTTATAGTCTCCTAATTAAGTTTGCAAGGTCGAGATGTCCGGCATCTTTTATCGCGTTATACACAGTGGTTCTATCACTTTTTATCGCCTCGTGCATATAAAATTCTAAAACTTTTACAATATGCTTACGAAAGGCACGTGCTTGAGCCTTTATAGCAGGGTCGGCATTGTCGCTAATTGAGATAATTTTATCCGCGCATCGCTCCGCAACTTCCTCTGGTGTGAAACCCCGATTCGTTGTAGTGTGTACGTCAACAGCGTAATCGGGATTTAAATCTAACTTAAGGGCAGGAAATGTCATGATTTCTCCCTTATCACCAACCCTTGACGGTATTGATCTGTAACTTCTTTATATTCACCTAACATTTTCATACTGTTTACCGACTCAGCAAACCGTTTTTCGTACTGCGCCATCATATCGGGTTCACCCTTCATGTATATATAAGCTTCAACAAGAGTTCCATATAGGAGAGCTACTTGCGCGTTTTCACTTAGCCACGTGGTTGCGCCTTCCGCACCCGCTGTTAAACTTGCAGGTCTGTAGAAATAATGAAGCTCAACCACACGTGAAGCATTTGGCGTTGGCCCTATTATAAAATTATCAACATCAAAAGAGGCATAGTATCTAGGATTACCTGTTGTCGCTGAATTAGGATTAAAAGACTGTACAAAATCAGTGTCTTTAAAATCCAAAAATATTTTATTAGAATCAGCATCAGTGAATGATAGGGAAAAAGGTGCTAAAAAATCAGAAGGGCAGGCAAGATACTGGTTATTTATGCTCATGTTACCGCTGACATTTTTACGAAACAAACTTAATTGTACGTTTTTAAGTATACGTTCTTCAGCTTGTCTTATAAATACAGGTAAGTTGTTTACAAAAGACGTCTCATCGTTTTCTGCATAATCCTGTACTGCGGTTTTTAGCTGTGCATATGTAAAACTCATGTTGTTACCACCGTTACTGCACCAACACCCCCGTCTAAGGCATTGGTTATATCAAGCTCAGAAGGCATTTCGGCTACGCCTGCCGTGCTCCAATTACCATTACCTAAATACACTATACCGTTTGTTGTTACCACCAAAAAAGCACTGGTCGGATTATTAGGTTGTGGTCGAGCCTCTTTCAAAGCTTGAGGGTCGTTTACTTTACGAAAGGGTCCTAGTTGAGGCTGTTTAGCTTCGAACTCGTCTGGTCCCACCAGTAACCCATTCCATTCTTTCCGCATATCCTTATAACGATAACGAAAACCTGAGCGGTCTGAAATAGCATATGCTTTTTTACCAGACGCAAACTTAGCCATCAGCCTATCCTGTATGTCGAAAAGCTAGGGGCTACGTTAAAGGAAGCACGATCTCGGTCTTCTTCCGCAGCTCTTTGAAACTCTTCCTCGTAGATTGACTTAAGAACCTGTATGCGCTGAGGCGCTCTCTTTAAAGCAATATAATACGCTAGACCCGCCGCTAAACAGGGATAAAACCTAAAAGGTAAGTCCATTGTATTAGTATAAACATCCGCGTCATCCATACGAGTTAATGCATCGTAATATACAACGTCTGTACTATTTTCAGGTACAGGCCATAGCTTTAGGCTAGGTGTTAGTTGTCTATCCAAAAAGAATTGATTCGGACGACTTTGCGTAGTCTTTGTGGGTATTGTTAAATACTCGTCACGGCTTAATCTTTCCAAAGAATAGTCCGTACCGTCTCTTCGAACAACTACTGATAAAATATCAATAATATCCTTATCCAGATTGTAATTACCCGTACCTTGAACAAGCGCTTGTGATCGCTGTTTTATTGTCCACTGGTTTAAGCCTCTGTTGGCCCAATCCGCTAACAATAAATTAAGCGACCGTTTCGCTGTTTTTAGATCATAGCCTGTACGTACCTCCAAGCCACAACGCTCAAAAGCTTCTTCAACGTAATCAGCTACGTCTAATTCAAAGTCTTTACTACCCGATAAGGACATTTACTTCTTCTTTCTAACGGCTCCGCCTTTACGCATTTTCTTAACCATGCCTCCGCCTCGCATTTTCTTAACCATGCCTCCGCCTCGCATTTTCTTAACAGGCTTCTTTGTTGCTTTTAGTTGTCTGCCGGCGGTAGGCTTTTTCTTTATTTTTCTAGGTTTCATCGCCATTTTTTAGTCTCCTATATAGCTGATTTCTAATTTCATATATGTCTTCGGCAT